AACCTGTGATGGGTTACCTAGTGCAATGCTTGAAACATCTGATGATTCTGTCAATGTAGATGTAGCCTGAGCCAAATCTGAATAGATTGAGAATACAACTGATGATCCTGGCATTGCCTGTTGCACTGGCTTAACATCTGCAAGTGAACGCATAACAGGAATGGAACGTAGTGCCATTCTTACATACTGATCGTATGCTGCTTGTACGAGGTTGCTGATGCTAGACGTGGTGGTAGGGGTACCGGTTGGGATAGCCATTTATGGTCTAGCCTTTCTGTTTTAGGATCGGATTAGAGTCCAGACAATCTGATAACTTCATCCAATTCTTCTTTGCTGTTAGCATTCATTAGTCTTTGCATAATATCTCCGTTGTGTTCTGGTGAAACACCAGAGTCTGCGGAGTTAGTCATACGCTTATATGCTGCAGCATCGTTTGGATTTACGTTAGGTGTTGCCTGGGTTTGACTTGTTTCAATACCGAAAACATCGGCATAGTCTTCAAGCCATTTAGATACAGACTCTTCAGTTGGGTCTATATCCTGTGGGATAAATGAAGCAATTTTGCTGTTTACCCCGCGACTAGCGAGGGCATCCTTTATTGCTCTTTCACGTTGCGCTTTGTTAAGGCCTTCAAACTGAGCACGTAGCTCTTGTAGTTCTTTGTCCTTCTGCTTAGCTGCTTTACGTAGTTGCTTTACTAGGTCGTTAGGCGAATCATCTTGTGTGATGTCGTCTTCATCCTCGTAGTCGTAATTGGACATAGTGGTCCTTCTCCCTATTAGTTGTTGGCACTAGCCTCATATTCGTTTGGGGAAACGGTATGGCTCTAGCTACTGGTTTTGATTGTCGCTCCACTAGTCCAGCTACTCTAGTGGCAGGCTTTTTATTTAGTAAGCGCCAGCACGATCTCGTACTAATGCGCCAGATGATAATCCAGTTTGACCACCAAATGTGGCCTTCTCTAGTGAAGTAAGTTTCTTGCGCTGCTTCTCAGCTTCTGTTGAACCAGCGATATTAAAGATTTCAGACTCTGCTTGAGTCTGTGTATATGGACTCTCTCCATAGATAGATGCGAGTTGTGAACCACGCTGTAGTCCACCAGCAATAGTGCTAAATCCTTGTTGTGCTTGTTGCTTAGTGACACCAGCAGCACCAAGTTCTTCAGCGCGAGTAACTCCAGTTTGTAGTCCTGCTTGCATTGCAGCACCACCAATTTCAGCAGCAGTTACCTTACGCTTAATATCTGTTAGTGCCTTCTCAGGATCTAATGTGTAGGCAAGGATATCTCCATTGGCAATACCTGGATAGAACTGCTTAAGTGAAGCAAGTACCTCTGGGTTAGCATTCATAACACGAGACTGTGCTGTAAGCACACGGTCTTCTAGTTCTGCTGCAGATACATCGTTAGCAAGGAACTTTTCAAATCCTTCTTGACGACCCATCTCACCACGTGTGTAGTAAGAAGCAGGCAATCCATACTCGCGCATAATGTTCTGGTACTGGTCCTCAAGACCAATGTACTCAGCCTCATTAAGAGCAGATAGGCCCTTAGCAATGCGTTGTGCGTTAGCAGCAAAGCGCTTCTTGTAAGCATCTGTATCGCGCAAGCGAAGAGTAAACTCTGATGAAGATAGACCCTGCTGAATAAACTGCTTAAGTGGTTCTACTAAAGCGCCCATACCATATTGATTAAACTGTTCAAATAATAAATCGTAAGCAGACTGTCCTGCCTTAGTCTTTCTCTGTTGTTCTAAGTCTGCAATGTATGCATTGTAAGCATTAAGGTCTGTGAAGATCTTTCCATCTGGTGCTGTGTATGTTGTTGATCCATCACCGCCACCGCCTGTACCGCCACCGCCTGTACCGCCACCGCCTGTACCGCCACCGCCTGTACCTGTAGTTCCATAACCAGGAATATCATAGAGTTGCCATTGACCTGTATTAGTTCCACCGATCCAAGCATAATACTTTCCAGCAGGAGCATCAGTTGGCTTTACCGCTTTATTAAGAAGTGGGTTTTCTGACATAGCATTTTGGCGTGCCAATGCTTCTGTTGCTTGTTTTCTTTTTAAGAAATCTGCATTACTTTCACCTGTTGCTTTTTTAATAACAGAAGGATTTAATGCACCAAGTTCTATAGCACTTTTTTCTAAACTTGCAACACTTGCTTGTGTCTTAGCAATCTGTGCATTTATTCTTTCAATTGCAAGTTCGCCTGGAGTTTTAGCAATAGCAGCCTTTGCTCCTGGAATAGCCGCTGCTGCAGCACGAAGCCCAGCTGCTTTAGTTTGTTCATCTACAACTTTAGAGTTGAATGAACCACTTTGTGGATCGCGTGCCATCTTTACCCCTGGAATCCAAAGTCACGAAGGACTTTAAGTGCGACATCAGACACTTCTTCTTTAGCCTGATTAGTATATTGCCAGCGAGAGTCCTTACGGAGTTGACGCTGGAATTCATAGATTGGAAGTTCTTTCTCACCAGTAATTGCACTACGCAGTACTGGGTCACTGAGCGTGATTGACTCTGGGTTAATCTCTAGGACAGATGCCATTACATTCTTGTATGGTGAGTAGATAGCATCTAGGTCCACACCATTATCAAGCAATGAGGCGATATTCTGTGGCATACCGATCTTGGCTACATCACGGATAATCTTCTTGTAAGTATCAATAGACTCACCCTTGTTAATAGATGCAAACCAAGTAGGCAGTTGTGTACCGAAAGCCTTTTGCAAGTCTAGCCCATTGGCAGCTGCTACCTTTTGTAGTTCTGATAACTGCTCGCCTGCTTTACCTTTAGCGCCTGTAGCACCAAACTTAAACTTGCTGTCAAGGAAAGCGTTAAAAGAATTACGCTCTCTATCAAGACCCTTATCGTATGCTTCTTGCGCTAAGGCATTGACTTCAATATCTGTAAGTTCAGCACCTGCTGCAAGGCGTGCTGTTTCGATAGCATCCTTGAGATCTTTGAGTCCTCGTCCATAAGTTGTAGTTGCTTCTACTTCTGCTAACTTAGTGGCATCGCCACCGGCTGCAGCGATAGCATCTTCGTATAGTTTCTTATCTGCCTGACGAGTAAATAGGTAAGGATCAGTAAACTTAACCTTATCAAGTTCTGCCTTGTATTCTGGATCTTGTTGAAGTTGGAGCAACAACCAAGTATCAGCATCTAATCCACCTGTGGTGGCTTGAGTCCCAATAGTACCCTTGACAGTATATTTCTGGGTTGATGCGTTCTTCTCTTGTGCATCTTTAAGAAGTGGCTTCCACTTCTTCATTTCCGCAGCAGTAGCAGGACGCTTTAGAACATCTTGGAACACCCTGTTAATAAGTTCCGTAGCCTGAGTAGGGCTTGATATAGACGGGTATCTAGTTGCAGTTGTTTTTGGCTTTGTTGGCTTATCAGCTGCATCGTCATCTGCACCAGGGAGATTTGCTTCAATAGCAGCAATTTGAGCTTCAGTTAGTCCTTGCTTTCTATAATAAGCTTTCATCGTTTCTGATAAAGGCATTATTTATTCTCCTTTGGCGTTAAATACTTATCGTACACAAGGTCTTGTGATAAGAAGCGGTCATAAATATAAGCAAAACCTAACTTATCATCTTGCTTGAGTTTGTTAACAGTGCCATCATAAATGAATTTCATATCAACATTTGCTTTAGCATTGATTGACTTTACCTTACGGTTTGAAAGTTCTGCAGCAATAGCCTTACGTAGATCTAGGTAGGCAGATACTGACTTCCAAGTTGAGTTATTTTTGTTAGCTGCAATAAATTTCTTATCCGAAAGAATTGCACCAAGACCAAGAATTACTCGGTTTGTCTTAGATCCATCTGAATCTAGGTAGTCATCATACCAAGCGGTTTGTTCAACTTGACCAGTTGTTGGATTGATAACAGGATTTCCTTGAGCATCTGTTTTTTGAGCAAGTTTTCTTATTTCTTCAGCTTTAAGAAATGCTAAATCTTCTGCACCCTTTTGCTGTGTTGAACTTAATCCACGGTCTTGAAGATCGTTGTCAATAACATCCATAAGTCGGTTGTATTGAATCCATCCCTTTTCAGCCTCATTGCGCTTTTGCGCTTCTGCTGGTGATTGAGATGAAAGAAACTTCTCTGGTGAATCTGGTGATACACGCTTTCTGTACAGGTAATCATAAGCTGATTGAGAAAACTCATAGCCTGCAAAGTTATTAGTGATAAGACCTACAAGGCGAGGTTCAACCTTTACTAAATCTGATACTAAACTTTCATACTTCTTGATGTTTTCAACTGCTTGTACAGAAGACTGCACGTTAGTTGGGTTAGAAGATAGGCTTGCAGAGAACGAGAAGAACTCTGGGTAGTCATCTAAGAACTTTGAATCTGCTTCAAGTCCATATAAACGGCGGTACTCACGAGACTTATCCATATAGTATTTGTAAGGAGTATCAAAACGTGGAGCAAACGGCATAACTAAGTTAGCTACAGTACGCATACTCCAGTAATCCTTAGTCATCTTAAGAATTTTAGATGCTGGAACTGGATCTCTGCCATTGCGCTTTGCACGCTGTTGCTCTGTATTCCAGATAAGCATATAGCTTCTAGCAAATGCTGGATCTTCTTGTCCTGATATATTAGTGCGTAGTCTTTGGAACCACGCAGGAGTAAGTCCACCTAGTGCATCCTTAGAAGGACCAAATGGTAATGCCCACTTGAAAGACTCTTCCAATGAAGGCTGACGCTTTACAATCTCTGATACCGGAATTGCAACGTAAGGTCCTACTGGGAAGATATCGCTAAATACATTTGGGTTGCCCTTCATATAGAGCATATCCAATCCACCCTGGAACAAGATATCTAGTGAACCCTTTGGGATACCTAGTCCTCCACCATAAACCGTGTCATCTCCAGGCTTTGCATCTGGCTTAACAAAAGGTTCTAAACCCTTACCAACAAAAGGAATCTTTGTAACTCCCTTTGGAAGTCCTACCCAGATAATGTCATTACCTGTAGTTTGACCTGCTGGTACTTCATTACCCTCTTGGTCTGTAACAAGACCTGCTTGGTTAGGTGAGTTCCACACTAGGTAACCACGGTTAACAATTGCAGGGTTAGCTGCTGCTAACTTAAGCCAAGTCTTGTAAGAGTTTTCTTGTGCAGAGAAGAATGGGCTAATAAATTTGAAAGCTGTAGCAAGATTGCTACGACGTTCAATGTTAAACAGGATACCCTTCATCTCACGCAAAGCAACCTTATGAGACTGCGCCATAAGTTCAGATTGTTGTTTTACTGTAAGGCGTTCTACGTTTTGTCCTGTCATAATTTCAAGACGACGACGTGCTTCACGTCGGTAGAGTTCAATATAAAGAGGGTTTCTTGCCCAAGCATCTTCAGGCAGTGTTCCAATTAACTTAAAGGCAGCGTTAATTAACTTATCTGCTTGAACTGCAGACCTATTAAGTATGCTTTCTTCAAGAACGTGACCGTGAATAAGTGGCAAATCCTCTGGGTCCTTAAAGGCTGAACGCAAGTCAGCTGCAGTAACATCTTTAATCTTGCCACGAAGTCCTGATTCAAGAGGCAGGTACTGGTCTACGAATCCATTGATTCTTTCAACATATTCCTGTGAATCATCTGATCTAATTGCAAGACGCTTACGAAGGTCACGACCTTCTGGTGAATTGCGTAGCCACTTAGTGATGTCTTCAAGAGAATCACCTGCAGCAATTCTAGTAACTACTGCTGAGTTACCAAACTGTTGACGCAATGTTTGCGCCCACTGTTCAAAGTATGCAGGATCTGTTGGTCGAACAACGCCGATGCCCTTTGATGATAGTCGCTTAACAAAAGCCTGAGCGTTACTATCTACTAATCGTTCAAATGAGTTACCAGAAGATGCAATCTTGCGAAACATATCACCAAGTGGTCCACCAAAAGCATCATCTAAATCATAGATTTCACCGTCTGATGTTGTCACTCTGTATGAGCCACTACCGATTCTTGCCTTTGGATCAGCAACACCCTTACGGTTAAGAATATCTGTGTAGTGATTATATACAGCTAACTTTTCTTCTTCTAAAAGTCTTAGTGTATTTAGTTCGCCTACTGCATCAAGATCATCTGGATCTAAAGATAGTCTTGCTTCCAGTGTACCAATAGTACTTCTTAGTTTTTTCAGTTCATTGATTACTTTTACGCTGGCTTGTTGTACCTGTTTGATGTTTTTACCAGAATCTACTGCACGGTAAGTATCAATAAAGCGTGCAGGGACAGGAATAGTATTGTTAATAAGGTTCTTGATTCCAGGACCTAGGTGTCGCAATGTGGCAATAGAGCCAACAGATGCAGCAATACGAAGCTGAGAATCAATACCGTTACGCATTGTATATCCAAGGCGAAGCAATGCTCCTGCCTTAAAAGCATCCTGCAAAATGTCTGCAACATTTAGAACGATATCATTTCCAGAACCAACAAGATTACGAAGTTCAGAGTTATGACGCTTAAGAAGGTTATCCATTAACTTAAAATCCATTATAGGCAAGAAATCTGCACTTTGAGATTCAAGTTGTTGAACTTTAATAATTGAACCATTTGTATCAACCATAAAACCTTTGTCTTGGATAGACTTCAAGGCAGAGGTACGAGCACCTTTATAGTTATTGTAAATCGTATTAGCAAGTTCTTCATCAATACCGTATTTATCTGTTAAACGACGAAATGTTGAGTTTTCAATATTAAGTGCTGCAACCATACGCTCTTCAGGAGTACGAGCAGCAATGTAGTTATCTAATAAACCTTTAGATTCTTCTGCAGAGAAAAGATTAAGACCACGCAAGGTTGGTAGCGATAGTCTTGGTGCCTCGTTTGGACCAATAACATTTATGGTTGCAATTACTTCTTTATAAGAATCAGCATCGTTAAAGTCAATTAAACCTGCAGGTCTTTCTTTTAGACCCCAAGAAATCTTTTGGTATAAACGGTGAAATGGTGTTGGCTGAAATATCTCTACACGAGGATTGCCAGCGACTCTGTCATAGAACCTAGCAGCACGACCTTGAGCTACAAGATCTTCTATTCCTTGTAAACCTCTACCAGTTGTGCGTGTAAGCGCGCCACCACCTTGACCAATTTCCATTAACTTTGCAAAGTACTTGTCGTTTTCTGCAAGAGATGCGTAGTTAGCAAGAGCATCATCTATAACTGCTGGGTTATCATTAAGGAATGGAAGCATCCCAGAACCGTCTGGTGCAGAAAATAGTTTCCACTCATCAACAGATGACAAATCACCACGAGCAGTCTCTAGTGCATCAGTAATATAGCGACGAGATTGACGCAGTTCATCCATTGCTACAGGATCTGACAAAGCAGAACGCAAGATAAGCGCTGTTTCGTCAATATCTACAGAGTCACCTAGTAGGTGTGCAAGAAGTCCTGGATTAGAAGAGGACTTAATCATTGGATGGTTAAGAGCGTAGGTAGAATCATTAGCAGTAAAGTCATTTAGCACCTTAGTCATACGGTTTACTTCACCGTATTGTGCTTTTGTGATGTCTTCTGCTGCTTTTGCTACATCATCTGCTGTTGATAGTTTACCAACACCAACATCGGATGCCTTTAATACCTTGATACCTTTACCAGCAGCAAGAGTTACATCTCCAAACAGCTGAGCAGCTACATCAACAGTACCTGTTAGGCCTTTACCCCAAGCACTATTCTTAAATGCTTGCTCGCGTTGCTTTGGATCATAAACATTAAACTTTGGGTCGTAAACATTTCTATAAAAAGCAACAGTTGCTTGACCAAATGAAATATCTTCAGCGCCTTTGGCTGCCTTGCGCCATACATTAGGATCAAAAAAACCTGTAACTGGCTCACGACCTGATGTAATATCTCCATTAACTAAGGCAACGGTAGTCAATGGCTCACGGATATACTCACGGTTAATATAGTTAATGCGCTCAAGAGCTGGTGCAACACCAGGAACCTTCATAATTGCTCCACCTGCAGATGCAAATGGCTTAACTATGTCCTTGCCTTCTGTTTTTGAGGCAGTCTTAAGCGTTTGAACAAAGCCGTTGTATTGAGCTTGGTCATTCCAAGGAGCAGTGCCTACATCCCACGCAAAACGTGTAGCACTTCCAGCGGCTCCTACAATTTCCCCAGCCCATTTAGCAAGATTGGTTGCAGAACTTGTTGCTGTTTTGGCTACCGATGAGGCTACATCACCAATTCGGTTCCATATCTTTTGTGTTTCCATACTATAGTGAGTCCATTAGTTGTCTAATAGCTCTGCGTGTTTCAGGAGACGTATTCTCCAAAGACGCAACATAAGAAAGTACTGGAGTATAAGATTGGATATTAGAGTTAAAGTTTGTGTAATCAGCTGGCTTATTAACCATTAGAGCATCTGATCCTGCACCTGCGCCTTGGTCAATGCCTGCAGTTACAGGCTCATCTGGGCGCTCTGATGGTGCATAAAGTGACGTTACTGGTTGCCCTGTTGGAGTTGGGCGAGTATCTGCAGTCTTGGCTAGCGGAGCACCAGACTTAATAGCCTGTGTCTCAACGCCTTCGCCGTATGAAGTGGAACCCATCTCTAACTTATCTGTACGAACTGCGTACTTACCTGGACCTGATACGCCTGCTTTTGGGTTCATCGGTGCAGTTGTCATTTGTCCTCCTGTAGTTTTTCTAAATCTGCTGTCATATCTTCCCAAGCCCTATTGGTTTGAGTAAGATGATTTGATTGATAAATTGCTAACTCCATTAGTTCACCTGTTAAAGTTTCAATAGATGAAGCTATGTTGTGTATAAAGCCTACGCCTACAACAACAAGATCGAGCAAGCGTACTGGACGAGGAATGTAATTATCATCTTTCATCGCCCAGTACACCTCTCATTAAAAAGTTATTACCCTTTTTTTACTGCGTTGCCGCGTCGTCCTGCTGGCATCATTGATGGTACTACCTTGCCTGGTCCTGCTGGCTTAGAAGTATCCTTCTTACCTTCAGTTGGCTTTGACATAGGTGCTGCTGCACGTGATCCTTTGTTCATTTTACACCTCCTCTTATTATGCTGCGCCGGTAATACCAGCTAGTAGTTGGGCTATATCGGGACGTTGACCAGCAGCAGGGGCCATACCACCTTGTTCTTGTGGAGGTTGCGCTGAGGCTGGGGCGGGGGCCGCTCCTGCTGCTGGAAGTTGTTGTTCCATACCTGGTGCCATTGGTGGCATCTCTGGGGCTGGAGGTGGTGGTTCTGGTGTAAATGCTTTTTCGATAACTGATTCTAGCGATTGGCCCTTTTGCCGACCCTGGATAACACTTGCAATGCGGGCGATAATCTCACTAGGGTCTTGGCCTTGCGCTGCAAGGGACGGAATGGCTTGAGCATACTGAGCAACAGCCACGCGCAAAGAATCGCGCATTTCTTCGATATCAACACGTTGTTCCTCCTGCGTAACATTCAAGTCCATAGGAATCTCACGGCGTACATAGTCACGAGATACGAGCTTGTCTGAACGCATTTGTAGTAAAGCAATGATGGCACGGTTAGGATCCATACCAGACATAATTCCGTAGCGTACATCTACGCCGTACTCACCCTTGATGTCACGAGATGGTGTGTACTTTAGAACGTAAGGTGTTCCATCATCTGAACCCTTGATGGTCTTTGGAATACCACCAAATACTTTCTCATCTGCTTCAAAGCAAACTGAAAGAAGTTCTTGGAACATACGAGCAAATTGTGCTTGTGCTGACTTAATCTGTGTATCAAAGCCAGCCTGTAGTGCTTGTACACCACGGCCTGTAACAACAGATGCGTCAATGTTACCTGAACGAGATTCAGGGTAACGAGATCCTAAACGAAGTTCACGCTCAAGGACCCCAGATTCTGCAAAGATGCCAGGTGGAAGATCTAATGAAACACGACGAATACCTTGTGGGTTAGCAGAACGCATAATTGAATCTGGACCAAGTGCCAACTCTTGCACATCCTGTGGGATAGCAATAGGTGCTTGGATAGACTTTTCTGCTGCTTGGATCTGCAAGATTGCAAAACGAGCACGAGCAAGTTGTACAGACAGAACATCATCAAACTGTCCACGTGCTTCACCATCAAGGGAGGAACGCATAATGACAGATGCCATTGCCTTACCTATAATGTTAGGTGTACGTGCTAGTACCAAGTTTTTACGCTCTGGTAGATAGAGTAAATCTTGGTCCTTGTCGTGGTACTTGACCATTGAGATATAAGGAGAAGATAGAGCGTACTGGTTTTTGCCTAAAATCAAATCGTAATACTCTGGGTATTGTGCAGCTAGTGTCTCTGCATCAGTAATGATTACCTGAGTTACAGACATAACGCGACCATAACGATCTAACTCTGGATAAGTACCGAATGGGTTAAGCATACGGATACGAGGATTGTTGTCCTCAAAGTCCATCTCAACCATACCAATACCAAGACCGTAGGTGTTATACCAGTCTGCTGCTGTGTACATCTGCAGTTGTAGGTCAGAGTTTGTTACATAAAAGTTTGCAATACGAGTTCTAGTATCTGCTGCTTTGCGTGCTGTATCTGAAACCATATTGGTTGCAGAACAGTTAAAGGATGGCAGTGGTGCCATTGCTTCTGCTAGATCTCGTGCTGCTACGTCAATGAAGTTTGCAACCAGAGGCTTTGGATATTCCTCTGAAAACATTGCAGGGTATACCTTAGAGATATCTCCCTGACGCACCGAGAGCACATCACGCATACGTTGATCTCGCGCTGATGAGCGAGTACGTAAGCGTGCTAGCTTAGCGTCAACTTCTTTGACTGATAACAATTGTTTTCCTTATCCGTAAATCTTGCCGTATTTGCCTTCAAGGATTTTCTTCATAGCAGCATCTTGAGGAGTCATCTTCTCTGGCTTCTTTGTAGTCTTAGGCGTAGGAGTTTTAGTAGTCTTTGAAACTGCTGGAGCCTTTGGCTTTGTAGTGGTCTTTGGTTGAGACTTGCTCATTGAACCAGAAACTTGTGGCTTGCTAGAAGCAGTGCCAGTAATCTTTACCTTTGGCTTTGATTTCATTTTTTCAGTTGACTTCTTTAACATTGATGCAGGTACTTGCTTTTTCATATTTGGCATTACTTCTTGCCTGCCTTCTTAATCATTGGCTTGACAGCCTTTTTTGCTACAGCTTTTGTAGTTGTCTTCTTAGCCACTGGCTTAGACTTTGAAACTTTAGCTACTCTGTTTGGATTAAACTGAGCATCTAACTTGGCAAGTTCTGCCTTAAGTCGTTTTTGATCTGCTGGTGTTTCTGCTGTATCAATAAGCCAAGAGCGCTTATTCATATAGTCATCTCTGCGATTTGCCATTGTTATCTCCTTATTAGATGAATGTGCGATCTTTCTCGGCGAGCAATTCATCTATGTTGACAACTGTTCGCTTGCCTCTCTCGTAACGAGAAAGGAATGGGTTTTTTAAGTGATGAGTTTGGTTAAGTCCTTGGTTAAGCATCTCGCGTGCTCTGATCTCACAGAACCACAGAGCCATCACCATATCGGTCTTACCCTTAGTAGTTGGTGACCACGTAATCAATTGTTCGATGAGCGCCTTGATGTTTTCAGTCTGGTCACTAGGTAAGTGAATAAGGTTGTCGCGGTGGTGCTTACCGTCGAACTGCTTGGTGCCAAACAATGTTGACATAGACGCAACACCGAAACCAGAGTCCCATTTGTTGTTACCCGTGTGATGCTCTCGCAGTAACACGCCTCGGCTTGCAAGGTTGGCACGGATGCCTTCGTCTTGCGTAAGGAATGATTGGAAAGCATTTTTCTCCACGATCCATTCACTAGGACTATAGAGTGAAGTCCAGTCAAAGATTAGCTGGCGTATCGCAGCAGGCGTTGGCCTAGTGATCTTAATAGCATCAACGATATAGCGTTTATGTGTAGCCCTATCAACAGCGTAACAAACGACGGCTGTATCACCAACCATAGCGGGATCAAGACCACAAATAAAAGAAAAGCCATTAACATCACGCGGATGGCCTGGGTT